TATGGGTTTGTCAAATGTAAAAAATGAAAAAATAAAACTATTTATAATAAAAATAATAAAATATGAGAGGATACTTCGGATTAGGACAATTGTCCGCCACTGAAAAACAAGACATACTGAACCAACACAAAAGTTTGTACAACGGATACCAAACCATGCAGCCGCAGGTATCAAATACTCAACCTTTATACACTTACGATTTCGCAGGTGATAAAGAGGGATTGGTTGTTAACAACAAAGGTGAAGTTAAGAAATATACAAATATGGGAATCAACGAACAAGTTGAATCCAAAGAAATGTGTGAACAATGTGGAGGTCGAATGACCGAAGGCGTTTGTGAGCAATGTGGCGACGGAGAAATGGAAGAAGGTGTTGGTAAATTAGACGACATTTATGATGTTAATGATTTAGGTGATAATGACTTTGACTATGTTGAAGGCGGTGGTAATGACTATGGCACATTTGAAAAAATGCACCACATGAAAAAACTAAAATCAGAAGGTGAATATGAAGACGATGATAATGAAGATGACGCAGTTGTAGGATCAGAAGACTTACAAATCGATTCAAGTGAAATGTATGAAGATGAAACCGATGACCAACCTTATGAAAAAGGTAAAAGAGGTATGAAAGCATCCCGAGCAAGGGCTTCATTCACTCCAACTCCACAAGAAAATGAAATTCTAAATAACTTGTTTGGACAATATGGTGAGGACATCCCACCAATTGTAATCCGATACTTAAGAAAATTACCAAGAAAAACATTATTGAATCGTTTAGTTAAAGTAGGTCTTATCGACAAAGATTTATTACAAGGGAAAGAAACTATTGACGAACAAGGATATACAGGTGGTGGAAACGCTCCTGACATGGATTTAAGTAATATTGAACCCGCTTACGATTTTATTTCTGATGGACCAATGGCAGGTGGAGATGTTTACCCAACGGAAGGAGAAATGGAAGAACAAGCACCTGAGGATAAGATGAGGTATAAAAGAAGAGGGATTACTTATGACAACCTATTAAAATTCATTGACTATGAAAAAACTCAGTGGGATATGTGCCACGATTTTAGTGATGAATTTGAATACGCTGACAACATTATTTCTTCGGCAATCGATAATTTCTTTGCTGAAACAGGACAAGATTATGAAAACGATGACCTTTTTGATGAATTACATGACATTTGTAAAGATTGGTTCGGACCGGATTTAATTTCGGGTTATTACGAAGAATGTGAAGGCCACGAAGAAGAAGATGAAGAAGACGAAGATTTTATGTTTGAAGAAATGAAATCCGCATTTGAAGAAGATGAAATGGAAGAAAGTTGGGCGACTGTGGCAAGAATTGCAGCACCAATAGCAATCAATTACGCTATCGATTCATTAAACAATGAAGAAGAAATCGATGAAGTGGATGTGTCAGGATCTCAAGGAATTTATGGAGATATGGAACCACCTTATGATTTTGACTCAGAAGGACCAGGTAAAGCTGGACCATATCAAAGATCGAGTTATTATGAAGAAGAGGAGTTAGAAGAAGAATTTGATATTGATGAAGATTTACAAGAATCTTTCCACAATCAGAAAAACAAAATTAATGAAATGATGAGTAGAATGAAGATTATAAAATAAAATTCCCCTCCTAAGGATAGAATCGTAGGACCGACTCAAACGAGTTTCAACCCCATAGTAATATGGGGTTTTTTTATAATATTCTATGAAAAATGTGGCTTTTCATATATTTTTTAATATTTGTTTATAAATTGATATTATTATGGAAATCAAGGAAATCGTATCTTATTATTTTAATAATGAGACCAATTTAGTAGATGTATCATTTAGAACCATCGAAGATGAAGAAGATGTTGTAAGAATCGATACAATAGATTATAGTGTAATAGAAAGTTATGGGTTTGACTTAATTGCAGAATCTTTCGATTTTTTTGATGATGACCTTGAGGATGATTTATTTGAAGAAACAATAATTGAATTAGATGAAGATATCCTAATAACTTTTCTAAACGAATATTATATCGTTAATCCATCGTCAATACCTAACCCTGAATTCTATTAAGGACCAACTCGAGTTAATGACATGGTCATGACCTGCTTTTCACCCAATTTACCAGAAAACCATGCCCCTGATGATTTTAATTGGAGAGTTTCCAATCCATCATCTTCTATCATGAATGTTACAGAAACATAATTACCATCCTTAGTTTTATAGTGATATTGGATGTATCCAGCATGAAAAGGAGTACCTCCAAAATTTTTATAAAAAATATAATTGGGTTCAGACCCATAAAACCAAATGTCCTGACCTGAGGGAGACACTCCAATAAATTTCATTCTTACTGTCGAATAATCAAAATGAATGTAAAAATGATTTATTATAATTTCGTTGAATGGGTCTGGTAATTTTGGATTTTTATATGATGACCCCAACAAATACATCGCATCTTTTGTTTGATTTTGGTCAACATTAGTTATTTCTAACTTGGAAACAACGTACTTTCCACTCAACGTGACATCCTTTCTTTCGGTGACGTAGAGTTGACATGAAGTAAATAATAAAAGAATTATGAGTATAATCTTTTTCATCTGCCAAATATAAAAAAAAGTTTTTGACAATACAAAATATTTATTAGTATGATATTAGACATTGACTTCCTTATTGATTTTTTTAATAAAAATTCCTTTACAGGAACTAAAGATGAAATGGGGGAACAAGAAGCCGCAGCAGCACCTACAGGAGGCGGAGGAGGTAAAGTTCCAAAATGGGCTGATTCATATCCAATAACAAGAGGTAAAGCAAATCGATTGGGAGCTTCGGGGGAAAAGTGGAATACCGACCTTAAAAGAGGATCCGCCAATCAGATTTGGTAATTAACGTATATTTATAAAATAAAATATTAAAACTATGGTACAACCAAAGTATAGCCCAGAAGAAGCACTAGAACGAGTGAAATTGATGATGAAGTATGATACTTCAAAAACTTTGAATGAGAATAAAAAAGTCATATTTGAACAAAGTTATGTTGATCCAGCAGCCGTTGGGTCTGCTGCCGTACTCGGTGGCGTTGGAACATATGCTGGAGCCATAGCAGGTGCTGCCTATGGAGCCACTGCCGGAAGTATGGTATTTCCAGTAGTTGGAACCGCCATAGGAGCTTTAGCCGGACTTGGTTTAGGTGCTTTAATAAATTGGGCGGCAACCGGCGATCAAGGTGAAGATGGATTTAGAAAAGTAATGGAAGCATGTAATGCCGAGGGAGCATCTAAATTAGTTCCTAAGTTATCTAAAGCTGAAGTTAGAAGTATCGCACAGAAAATTGAAGATGCTAAAGGCGATTGGAATGACGATGAAGATGCAATCGTAAGTGCTATGATGGAAATACCAACAGTTGCCGATTTATGTGCTGTTAATAAGAAAATTGCTGGCGGTCTTGCAGAGTTTTTGGATAATTTAACGGATGATCCTGACGAGTGGAGGATGTTTACTCGACCTTTGGAAGGAATAATTGAAGATTCTGAAATTGTCTTAACTCCTGAAGAACAAGAACAGGGTAATGTGGATGGTGGAGCAGCTAGCGGAGGATCTATTACAGGTGGTTATAAATCTTGTTCAGGTACCTATAGTTACGGATGTAAATCAGATGCCATTAAAACTGTACAGGGATGTTTGGGTTTAGTTACGGACGGTAAGTTTGGTCCAAAAACACAGGCAGCTCTCAAAGCTAAGGGTTTTGATTCATTCACAGATGCTGACGTAAATAAAATTTGTAATAAAACAACTACGGTTGATTCCGATGAAGAAGATGTCGACCCTGAAGACCCAAATCAAATTTAATTAGAATATGAAAAAATTTTTAATAGAAGAATCAGAAAAAACACAAATTTTGATGATGCATAAGAGTTTGTTTGAGCAAGCTGATGACAAACCTATTACAGACGAGCAAAAATTGAGAAACGCAATTTCTGTAGGATGCCTCAAAAATGGTTCTTTGAAACGTCAAAAATCTACAGGTAGAATTTATTATAAAAAAGAAAGTGTTAAACAAGCTGGTAAAATGGTTAGGTTTTTTCCTGACATGACCTACGAGTTTGAAGATGGAAGTAGTAAAGGAAAGTGGAGTTGTCCTCAATTGGCAGCCGCCGCCGCAACCGCAGCAGCTACCGCAGCAGTTACGGCGACACAACAAGCAGAAATAGATTCTAAAATCGCAACTGAAATGAAGAAAAATTGGAAAAAATTAGAAACTTTGAAGGCTGAAGGAGTTGATTTGACAACTTTAGATAAAGTTTTTGACAAACAAGTAATCGGTAATGTGGCTCTTTTCAGACCGAAAGGATCTTCAACAACTTTTACTCCAGGAACTTCAACTGTTGATTTTAATAACGATCAACAATCTTTTGTTGATACATTTATTGATAAAGGATATAAATTAAATCCAACAAGGTTAGAACAAAATTCTTTAGTTAAAGTTACTGGTGAACAACTAGGAGCGCCGGCAGACCTTTTCCCTAATGGATTAGTTATGTGGTATGATCCAAATAAACAATCCGCAATCAGAGGTGGAGAAAATAGTATTTTAAGTGATATCTTGGATAATCAATCTATCAATAGAACCACTTGTAGAAAAAATGTTAAGGATTTCTTCGAATTGTATCGAAGAAGAAATAGTGCTCAAGTCGATCCAGCAACAGTTGACAGAGCAAAAAGAATTGTACAAGCGTGTAGAGATGAGCATTATGGTAAATGGGGTGTTGCAGGAGGTAAAAACGTTGATGAAATGTTGGATATTTTATCAGGACGTAAAGAAGGAGGACCATTATCAACTGGACCAACTGCAATTTTCAGAATTAAGTAATTATAGATATGTTACAGAAAAAAATTAAAAAAAGTCTGATCGAGACCAAAAACAAAAAAGAATCTATTTTGATTGAACAAAAATTAATCAAAAGCAGAATCATGATGATTGTTGAAAATGAAGATAATATCAAAAATTTCAAATCATTACCCAAGTCAAAGCAAGAAAAAATTGCTCACAAACTTTTCGAAGAAATAAATTATCTTCAAGAAACCAATATATTAAACGAACAATTAATGGATTTCTTGGGTAAAATTTTTGGAAATTCTTTGGGTGGTATTGCTCAAACAATAGTTGAACCTATGGTTAACTCTCTTTTGAGTGGAATAGGACTTGAAGGATACTTCAAAGATTTTTTAGTTTCATTTATTACTTCCAACCCTGCGAGACTGGCGAAGGCACTCAAAAGTTGTGACGAACTAACAAAGTTAGTTGCAGAATCTTTGTCAGAAGCGGTGTTTATGATGATTCAAAGACAACAAGGATTGGAAGGTCAAGGATATACATTCTTGAGGAATGCTTTAGGTGGAGCAGTAAAAGATACTGCGTTTATCAAAAGCATAGAAACCCAAATAAGTGGTATTGTTTGTCAGTTGTTCGGTAAAATGAACGACAAAGCATCAGGTGTATATGACAAACTTAAAACCGATGTTGGGACACAGGGTCTTGGAGGTATATTACCTTCATTATCTTCATTAACGGGCCAAAGTAAGTAAAATTATTTTGTGATAAACTGACGAGCAAAAAGTAAAGGGGGTGTTCTAAAGTCTAAGAAAAAGAAGGGTTATTTACCCTTCTTTTTTGATTTTACGACCTCGTCAATGATACCATACTCCAAAGCTTGGTTACTATCTAACCACAAATCTCTACTAGCATCAATTTTAACTTGTTCAGGGTCTTTCCCACAGAACTCACCAAGTAAACCAAATAGAATATCATTCAATTTAGCCCACTCTCTCATTGTGATTTCCGCATCTTGGATGTTACCCACAGCACCACCCGAAGATTGGTGTAGCATTGTTCTAGAGTACTTCAAAGAGCTTCTTTTTCCTTTGGTACCTGCTCCCAACAATACAGACCCCATAGAAGCCGCCATTCCTGTGTTCACGGTTCTGATATCACAAGAAATGTAATTCATTACATCAACCATAGAAAGTCCTGATTTCACACTTCCACCTGGACTGTCAATGTGCATTGTAATGTCAGCCTTGTCACTATTGTCCATGAACATCAATTGTGCCTGTACAATTGTGGACATTCTATCATCGACAGGACCAGCAACCCAAATGATTCTGTCCCTCATCAATCTTGAAAAGATGTCAATCTGAGTAGCTCTCATCTCTCTTTCTTCAAGAATGTAAGGAGTCATAGACGACTGAATTTGATTTGAGAAGTTGTGAAGATCTAATGATCCTTTACCCAAGTGATTTACGTAATAGTTTTGAAAGTCTTGTCCGATGTTCATATCTGTTTTTTTTACAAAGTTAATACATTTTTTAGTTTATCCAAAAGATTTTTGAAATTCTGTCCAAACGTTTAATAAAACCACGTCATCGTACATTATAGGTGGTTCATATGCTGACTTGTTCATGGACATTTTAGCCTCCTCAGGGGTCTTATTATCCTTCTGTCGATTACATTTGGAACAACAAGTTACCAAGTTTGTCCATTCGTTTGTTCCTCCTCTAGATTTTGGTAATACGTGGTCTAAGGTCAAATGTTTTTTTGACCCACAATAAACACATTCATAACCATCCCTCTTGTAGATTCTACTACGGTTTGGTTTGTTCAACCTTGTTCGGTGTCTAATATATTTTAATAGGCGTATGATAACTGGTCGTATAAACGTCTTGTAACCTGTCACAATCGGATTCTCGTCCGACCTTAACACTTCCGCCTTTCCTTTGGTGACCAACACAAATCCTCTCTGAACACTTGTTACGTTCAAAGGGGTGTAGTCAGAATTCAATACTAATACAGTACTCATTTATCAAATATTTCAACAAAAGTAATTTATTTTTTTTAGAAACGAAAGTTGTTGTGAATGAAAAATTTTATTACCTTTGTCATGTTGATTTGATGAAAGTACATCGTTGATTTTTACGATAAAGAATATTATCATTGAAAACGAAGATAATATGGACCCGTAGCTCAGAGGAAGAGCAGCGCTCTCATAAAGCGAAGGTCGGGATATCATGATTCCCCGGGTCCACTCAACACTCAAAATAGGTTAGACCACTCTACTCTATTTTTTGTTTTTCCGATATTTATATGTAAATAACTCTGAATATGGAATGTAGGTATTGTGAAAAGATTTGTAAAAATGATAATAGTTTACGAAATCATGAAAGATTATGTAAATTGAACCCTAGTAGACAAATTCTGAAGTCTAATTTTATAGAATATAACAAGAAGAAACAAGAATTGGGAATGTCAGGAACAAATCAGTTCATTAAAGCAAAAAAAGAAGGTAGAGTGGTGGTTGTGAGTGAGGAGACAAGAAAAAAATTAGGTAAGATAAATAAAGGGAAACAATTAACTGAGAGTCATAAAAATAAATTAAAAATTGCCATGAGAAAGGCAGTTTTGGAAAATCCAAATAGTTATAGTGCTAATAATGTGAGTGGTAGAACACCTATTATAGAATACAATGGGTTTCGCTTGAAAGGTAGTTGGGAGTTGTTGGTTGCGAAGTGGTTAGATGAAAATAATATCAAATGGACTAATATTATTGAAGGATTTGATTACGAATGGGAAGGGTCGAAACACATTTACTATCCTGATTTCTATTTATTAGAATATGATAAATACATTGAAGTCAAAGGATTTGAAAGGGAACGGGATAGATGTAAATGGGAAGTTGTTAACAATTTAATTATCATCAAAAAGGATGATATTACAAAAATTAAAAATAAAGAATATAAATTAGAAGATTAGTTCGAATCGAACTAATCGTATTGCTCCTAAAGCATTGCTGGCGATGCGCATGACTTGTAATCATGATAACTTGGTTCGATTCCGAGTGGGAGCTCAACGTACTTACCACGCTACCCATCAGAACAGCGTCCCAGGGTAAGTCGTGTACCTCGATGTTAACCGTAAGAACAACACAGAGGTTGTATTGTGATATAAGTGAATAGCCCAAGGTATAAGCTAAAATCACACCCCTAACCTCTATTCAAATGACGATTTGATTATGTTAGGTTTAACTAGAGGAGTGGCAGAGCGGTCGAACGCGGCGGTCTTGAAAACCGTTTTACTGAAAGGTAACGGGGGTTCGAATCCCTCCTCCTCTGCGAACCCCTATGACGAAGGAACTCGATTGGGAACTGGAAGTGAGGGTACTATACACATAGGGTGTTTTTACAATAGATTGTGACGATTCGAAAGAATGACGGAACGGACGCTAAGAATGAAATGGAAACTGAAGGATTATCCTTGGAAACAAACCGTACAGACGTTACAATCTTTTTCACTTTGGGATGTTAGTAGAGTTGGTCACAATGTCGCCCTGTCACGGCGAAGGTCACGGGTTCGAGTCCCGTACATCCCGCAAATAAAATCATAATGGCTCATCCAAACTTACATGCAAAATCATCCGCCAAAAAGTTTGGTGGAAAACCTGAGGACTACATTCATTTACATGAATGGCTAGACGAAACCAAGTCATGGTTTGGTGATTCCTTACATAGAATGTTTCGGCACCATAGTGAGGGGATATTCGAAATGGAAAAAAGGTTTGGTACCGAATTCAAAAACTCAGATGGAAAAACGGTTTATACCCGTTATGTTGGTGAACAACATGTCAAGGAAGATTGTAACAACTACATTCCATCCGCAAAAGAATGGGTTAATAATGTTGCGTCCAGTCAAAGACCACAGTGGATGTTGAAGACCATCAAATTAGAATTCGAAGACTGATATTTATTTGTATGGAAAATATATTAACACCAAACGAAAAAAAATATTTAGGAAAAATATCAAGGTATCTTAAATCGATGGGAATGAGCTATGGAGAAATTCAATTTGAAATGGAACCGGACGACGACGAAATTTCATACAGGGAAAATTATTTTCCAACCAATTTTGAAAATAATTATACCGCAGAAATACCGGACGGCCTTGTGCCAATATTGAAAAAAATTATTGACTATGTTGATGATGAAGGATTATATGACGAGGTACCTAATGATGCTTACATCGATTATCAAAGATTCGAAATAACGATTGATAGTGATAAAAGAGAAATATCTTTAACACACTCCTATAGTTATCAAATTGAGGGAGGTTCAGAAGGTGTCGAATACGATGATATAATTGAAGAGTGGGAAGAAAAAGGAATTTTTAATATGGTCGAAATTCCTGAAGACAATTATTTGGCCTTAAAGTATAATGGAGGTGGAGATAGTGGATACATCGAATCGAATTTTGAGAGTGGACAATCTGTACCACCCCCTGTAGAAGAATGGTGTTATCAACAATTGGAAGAAAACTTCGGAGGTTGGGAAATAAATGAAGGATCTCAAGGTGAATTCCAATTTGATTTTAATGAAAAAACAGTTATATTATCACACGCGTACAACATTGAAGAGTCTAGATCCAACACACTGTGGGAAGAAGAATTTTAAGATGATTTATTAAATTTATGGTGGAAACAACAATTATCAACGAAGATTTTAGAAACTGCGACATACCAACAGGATTAACAATAACCGACCCACCTTATAATCAAGAATATTCCTATAACGAATATAAAGACAAATTAAGCGAACAGGATTATATTGAACTATTATCCAAAATCCCAACTCCTTGTGTCATTATTCATTACCCCGAAGAAACAATCAACTTGTTACCAAAGGCAATTAACGCCAAATGTGAACAGGTTGTTTGTTGGGTGTATAACTCCAACACAGGAAAACAAAGTCGATTGATATCATGGTGGGGTTGTAAGCCTGACTTCAGGAAAGTCAGACAGGAATATAAAAATCTCAAAGACAAACGTATTCAAAAAAGAATTGCCGAAGGAAAGACTGGTGCCAAACTTTATGATTGGTGGGAAATCAACCAAGTCAAAAATGTTAGCAAGGAAAAGACCGAGCACCCTTGTCAAATTCCCGAAGAAGTAATCCGAAGAATTATCCTAACAACCGCACAACCAAATCAAACAATTATTGATGTGTTTGGTGGAAGTGGAACAACAAGTAAGGTTGCTCAAGAGTTGGGATTCAACTCTATTAGTTATGAAATCGATGAGAAGTATTGTGAAATTATGAAACATCGGGTTGAAAGTATCTGAAACTTTCATTATATTTGTTAAACAATGTCGGGGTGTTGGAATGGTAGACAAGATTGACTTAAAATCAATTGGCCAAAAGCCGTGAGGGTTCGAGTCCCTCTCCTGATACAAACACTATCGTTCTTTGGAATAAAGGAGAAAATTATATGGATTTAGTATCATTTATTTTAGGAATGTCTATAGTTGTGGTCATTGCTATGGCAGTGGTTGTGGTTATTACTTTTGTTAGAGTGAATAAACAGGAGGAAAAAATTAAACAAATAGAACAGTTTCTCACAAGAGAAATTGAAAATCAAATGAGAGATCGTGATAGAATTATTGACGATATTTATCGAACAATCGATTCACGACTTGATAAACTTGAAAGTAGATTAACTGCCGCAAGGCATAAAGATTAAATAAAACTTTCAAAGACGATAGTGTTATTCACATATTATGTTCGGATTATTCAAGAAGAAAACAGAAAAAGAAAAACTACAGGAAACTTATAATAAGTTGTTGAAAGAGGCTTACACGGCTTCTCATTCCAACAGAACACTGGCAGACAAGATTATGGCGGAAGCCGAAGAAGTTGGTAAAAAAATTGATTTGATAAATTAAATATTACATGGCCCAGTAGCTCAGCTGAATAGAGTACATCACTTCTAATGATATGGTCCCAGGTTTGAATCCTGGCTGGGTCACAAGTTATTTTTAATAAAGGAACACTTTTACTCTATCCGTTTGTATTTATATAATATGAAAACAAAATGCAAATGGTGTGAAGAAGTGTTTGATACTTCTGAAAAACCAAAAGGATGGATGGCTAACCACAGTCGATGGTGTAATATGAACCCCAAAAGAGAGGAATACGAAAAAACTTTGTCGACTGTCAGAAATAAAAACATTACATCAGAAACCCGTGAAAAAATGAAAGTTGGAATTTCAAATGCTCACAAAAGAGGGGTATATGACCATGTGGATTTTGGAAAGTCATTTAGAGGAAAATCACACAAACCAGAAACTATCGAAATCTTACGACAAAAAGCATTAAACTCAAATCATAGGAGACTCAGAAAAGGTGTTGTAGAATACAAAGGAATATTACTGGATAGTAGTTGGGAACTTGCTTTGGCTGTCCGACTAGATGAAGTGAATATAAAATGGATTAGACCTGAACCTATTAAGTGGAAAGATTCGAATGGATACGAACACAATTACTTTCCCGATTTTTATTTGACGGACTATGATTTGTACTTAGATCCGAAAAATCCTGCAGCATTTCTTAATCAAAAAGAAAAAGTCGATATTTTGAAAAAAACATATGATAATCTGAGATTTATTTTGAGTTTGAAAGAATGTAAAGAATTCAATATAAATTCATAAAGGGAAAAAACATTTGACAAAATAAAAATATTTCATACATTAGAAGTACTTATCAATACAATGAGAACTACAGGTCAACATATTAACAGTAATGGTCAACAAGAGAATTGTTGGTATGAAGGTATTTGCCCTGTAGTTCGGATGTCATAGAAAGTAATTTTTTAATTTAAGTTAAATTAAATTTTTAGACCCCGAACTCTTAAAAAAAGTTTGGGGTTTTTTTATGACATGTTTTTGTTCTTTGAAATATTGTAGTATCTTTGTAAGACAAACAAGCTCCCATAGTGAAGGGGTTATCACGACACACTTTCTATGTGTAGTCCTCGGTTCAAATCCGGGTGGGAGTACAAACAGGTTTAGATTGAGGACGCTTAACCAGCAGAATCATGACGTAACCTAAGTGAAATTGATATAAACTGGCCGAGGTGGTTCTTGGAGAAGTGTTGATAAAGTAACTAAAAACATTAGTCAGTTGGCGGAATGGTGTCAAATATAATCCCTCCACTCAATAGGGATGAAGGTAATAACGAGGGTAATCGGGAATAACTTCATATTACAGGTTCGAATCCTGTCCTGACTACAAACTAAAAACAAAAGTTATGGAACAGAAAAAATTAGTAGAACAGTTAATTAAGGCATCAAATAAAATTTCTAAAAATAGAAAACCGAGTGCAAATTATATACACCTAAGTGAAGAATATATTCAAGAGCAAGCAAATGAACGAAAAATTTCATTTGATAATATGGTAGAAATTATCAAAAAGGAACTGACGCCTAAAACAAATCCTTAAGTCAAAAAAGAAATGAAACAGACAGCGGTAGATTGGTTAGTTGAACAATATACTCAAGGCGATTACAGTTGGGAAGTATATGAACAAGCCAAAGAAATGGACAAGGAGCAGCAAAAACAAATGTTAATAGGTCTTTTGAATTGGATGAATAAAGTGGCACAAGATAATCCTATGGCTTTTGAAACTGATTCTGAGGATATAGTAGATATGTATTTGCGAGGATATTACACTAAAGAGAAATAATTAATATAGTCAGGTGGCGAAATTGGTAGACGTGTAATGGGTGATTGATTAGTCGGGCCGTGAGACATCACATTAAATATGTTGACCATCCCGAAGAACCGAATAAAATTGGTCTTTTCAATCATACAGGATCAAATCCTGTCCTGACTACTGACACGAGAGACAACCGAAGGCATACTAGACACTGTTTAGGCAATGGGAACGATCACACAGAATACCTCTCTCTCGTAGGTAAGTTTCAAGTTCTGTTGACTGTGGGGAATAGACCCACTCTATTATAACGTGTTGTACCCTTGAGAAAGGAGACATAAAGATGAGTGACATTACTTGAATTATGGAAAACATAATCGTGCACTACAACACAGAGGACTTCTCATCCTCAACATAGTCAGGTAGTGTAAAAGTAACTCGTGGGTGACGCTGAAAAGCAAAAGACCAAGCAACAGGGGCAGTACCTGTCCTGACTACAAATAAAAAATATATGAAATGGATTATTAGACAATTTGGAAACGTATGGTGTTTATTTGTACATGGCTTTGTTTTAGATAAACATAAAATGCATAAACCCTATGGACCACAAGAATGTCAAAAATGTGGTAGGTGGTGGGATTTATAATAGTCAGGTGAAAAAATTAAAAGTTATGAGTAAAGAAGAAATTAAAGAATGGATTGATAGATGGTCAAGGCTAGAACCATCCCCTCAAATAGATATGACAATTAAGATTTGGTATAGACTTTTGTAATTAAAAGTTATGGAAAAAGAAATAAGTAAAGAAACTGATGAGTTTATTGATAAATTAGACCATCTGTGTTGGGAACATGGTTTTGAAATTTGGCCAACTGACACTATTAACGCAAGAAATGAAGACGGTTCATACCCCACCTTTACTATTCATAATATAGGTAGTGGTGAAAGAGTAAGATTGATATATGTCGATGGTGACGGAAGAGGTAAATAATTAGGATAGTTAGGTGGCGGAATTGGTAGACGCTAGGGAGTTGGTACAAAAACTCTATCAGATGCATTGATAATGTACCTCATACATCATACAGGTTCGAATCCGGTTCTAACTACGCAAAAAACAAATAAGATGGAGTTTCTTTACCCTTTCGAGGATGAGTTTTAGAAATCTAAAATTAGTCAGGTGGTGTAAATGGCAGCACACAGTAGTTAACTGAGGAGCGGGTTAGAAACCCGTCCTGACACATTATAAATGGTCAGATACCCAAGTGGCTTAAGGGGCTTGTCTGCAAAACAAGTATCCATCGGTTCGAATCCGATTCTGACCTCATTTAATTAATTAATTAAAATATGAAAATTGTAATTGTAAGCGGTTATTTTAATCCTGTTCATAAGGGACATATTGAATATTTCAATAAGTCCAAAGAACATGGTGACAAACTCTATGTTATTGTCAATAACGACAAACAGAGAGAGTTGAAAGGTAGTAAAGAATTCCAAGATGAAGATGAGAGAATGTTCATCATCCAAAATCTAAAAATGGTTGATAGAGTATTTCTTTCAGTTGACACAGATCGAACTGTGTGTAAGACAATCGAATTGATCCATTCTTTTGGGGATAGGGACGACGAATTCCTATTCGCTAATGGTGGGGACCAAAACAATAATAGCATCCCTGAGACACCTATTTGTGATTGGTTGGGGATTAAATTGATTGATGGACTCGGAGATAAAATTCAATCTTCATCTTGGTTGTTGAAAAAGTAAACATCTATGGTGAAATGGTATCATGCCGGTCTCCAAAACCGTTGTTCCAAGTTCGAGTCTTGGTAGATGTGCAAAATGTGAACTTCAGTACCCACACAGCAGTGGAGATGGGCTAAGTTAGATACGATTCCTCGTAGCTGGGAGTAGAATGCTGAAGAACATTTATAGGTTGATTGGGGAAGGAATGTATGTTAACCTGATGATGGAGGTGGTACATTTGGAGTTTGGAATCATCGTAGTAACGCCAATCGTAAAAGGAGATGTCCACTGAACCATCTTCTCCTTTCCTTATTTTGGGAACGTCGCATAGAGGCAATTGCCGGAGACTGTAAATCTCCTCTCTTCGGAGTTCATAGGTTCGAGTCCTATCGTTCCCACAAGACAGACACACGCTTCCCACGGTGTTAAAGTACAAGGATAATGAAGAGAATAATACGTCTCCTAAGGTCTGTCTAAATTGTCTCATGGTGTAACGGTAACACAACTGATTTTGGTTCAGTTATTTCAGGTTCGAATCCTGATGAGACATCAAGTTATTCATGTTCCAAAACATGAAAAAAAAGTGAGTTTTGGAACATCAATAGAGAGTTGCCTGAGTGGTTAAAGGAGCAGATTGCTAATCTGTCATCTCGAAAGGGATGCATTGGTTCGAATCCAATACTCTCTGCATTTTGTAAGGTGTTGAAATTGGCAGACAAGCCCTCCTGTCTCGGGGGTGGGGATCAAGAAATAGACAAATAATATGAGGGGGTAGACCACCAGCCGGCCGGCGATATGTTATTTGTTGAATCTCCTCGTGGTGGTTCGAATCCATCCCTTACAGCAATAATGCCCAAATGGCGGAACGGTATACGCGCTTGTTTTAGGAACAAGTTTTTGTAGGTTCGAATCCTACTTTGGGTACAGAAAAAAAGCGGGTATAGCTCAATTGGCTAGAGTGCCGTCCTTCCAAGTCGGAAGTTGTGAGTTCGAATCTCACTACCCGCTCTTTTACTTACAATAATGGAATATAGCTCAATTGGTTTAGAGCATTCGTCTGATACGCGAAAGGTTGGTGGTTCGAGTCCACCTATTCCAACATGGAAATTCAAATGAAAAAAAGAATTGGCAACAAGGCCAAATTCAATAAAATTGTAAAAGAATATAAGGACGCAAGTTCTTATGAAATTTGGGAGGGTGTCCGAGATAATTTTATCTTTGGATTCATCGCGGCAACCTTAGTTGTTTTTATCGCAACTCAGACTGATTTGGCGGTTTTAATAGGTTATTTGACTTATTATTTCTTTATGGGTAAAATTGTTAATAGACCTAAATATGTCACAGATTTGGGTAAGTTAATTGTATTTCCAATACCCTCGGCTCTCGGTGCTTTTGCGGGATATAAACTTTCATATTACTTTTTACAATTTTTACATTAAAAAAAAGGTTTGAAAAAAAACTAAATTATTTGACTCTTCCGTGAAAATTCAATATATTTATAGTTCGTAAATTAAATTAAAAACAAAAAACAAAAAAAATGAAAAAAATTTTAGTAGTATTCGCAATCCTTTCTACAATCGTTCTTGCTTCTTGTGGAGGTAAGGGTGTTTCAACTGAAGCAGCTGATTCTGTTGCTGTAGATTCAACTGAAGTAGCTGTTGACACAGTTGCTGTTGAAGTTGTAGATAGCGTTGAGGTTGAAGCCGATCTAGTTGAGGCTGTAAAGTAATTTTACCACAACAAAAAAAAAATAACCCACCTTTCGGTGGGTTTTTTTATAACATCTTTTTTATTCTTTCGATATTCTCGTTTACTTTTTTTCGATTGAATGGGTCTTTCAAAAAGTTTAATACGAATGGGTCAACTTGTTTTTTGTCGGCCACACCACCAAATCGTTTTTCAGTTCTGTTGCCTTCTTTGTCATATTTATCTTGGAATATGCTGAGAGGAGCCTTCATTAATGCCGCCATTAATGGATCCCAATATTCAGGTTCTGACGAACCTTTCTTTTTTTCAGTGTCTTTTTCAACTTCTTTTCCTATTGTTTTTACATTCTCATATGTAATAGGTATTCTAGACCATTTATGATCATACAATGTAACCTCAACATCAGAATCTGTTTTACCTAATACATCACCGGAGCTTACAACATCTCCATTTGAAAGGGATGGATTTGATATTCCACAATATTGTAGATATTTGGTCCCATTATTATCATATTCAATTGTTGTCTGATTTACACAACCTGAAAAAAATTTTCTATTATTAATTTTTCCAGAAATAGGAGATTTAATTTTTGGATTGTCATCTTTTGGAATTATAATTCTACCATATCTGTCCGAGGTATTTTTCCCAAAATTTCTATTTTCAAATATCCCTAGTTTTTCATAATTTACGTCACCGACTAATGGTGCGTATTCTGTTGGGCCACTTGGTCCAAATGAAATAACATCTGACACGTCGCTCGATGATGTACTCGAACTTGTTGTTGTTCCTGATTTTTTTTCTGGAGTTGTGATAGGACCTTTCAAATTTATCCCATCTTTGTTTAAGTAGTCCATCGGATTAATCGGTTGACCATCTTTTTCCAATCCAAAGTGTAAATGTGGTCCATCACTTCTGCCTCGTCCAACATCATTCAGGCCTCCTCCGCTTATACCTATAATGTCGCCTTGTCTTACTTGTTGACCAGGAGAAACATTAATTTTTTTCAAATGACAATATTTAGTTTTGAACCCGCTAGAGTGATTGATTTTTACAGTACCTCCACAATCATCATCCAATATTGCTCCAACTTCTACAATACCGTCGGCTGCGGATTTGACATTTGCATTATTCGCAGTCAAATCTACTCCACGATGAAGTCTTCCCCATCTCGGGCCAAATGGTGAGGTTACGGACGTATTATCCACAGGAGAAATAAATGCTGCCTCATTAATTGATGAAACTTCTTTGATAGAATTTTTTAACGATTCAAGTTCCTCAAATATTCTTGAAATATTTTTTTCGATACTCATATCCAATAAATATCAAAGACAAAAAAAAAGACTGAATCTATTCAGTCTTCTTAGTGTAAACCAATCTTTTTGGGGATGTTGTATTAACTTCTAAATTAATATCAATAGGAAGATCAACAACGACATCTTTATTTTCTGGAATTTTCGTCTTTATGAGTCCAAATTTGATATGTTTATACCAAACTCTTTCGTGGATATAATATTGAATTGGTTTCCATACTAATTCAATTATACTAAAGGCGGCTCCTATTTCTATGGAGTCGGTTATTAACCACATAGTAATAAATCCAATACTCGTACTCAAAACACGATATGATATGGTTTTTGCTAAGTGTCTTTTTGGTGAAACGGTCATGGAATTTGTATTAAAATTTATTATAAAATAATAGTATATTATTAACTATTATCAAAGTTAGTTTTGTTTAATTCTTTTATAGTAATTTCATTATGTTTCCACATTTTCCATGTGTTAAATTCTTTGAGAGATTCTAAAGTTTTTTCATGTACTAGGATAAAACCTTCGGGAGCAACTCCACCAAACTTACGAACTTCTCCTTCTTCTTCCAATATTTTTTTTATGTTAACTAGCATGATAAATATTTTATTATTTTTTCTTTTATTCCACTTTGTTTAATGCCTTCATCACATTGAGGAGTCCATACAAAGTTCTCTAATCCCCAATCTCTGTCGTATGGTCCATAATAACTCGCATCAACATGAGTACCCATATGAAGGTCATCAACTGCAACCCAATGTGTAACTTCGGGATGTGATTTTAACCATTCTTTAATCTCAAAGTGTCTTTCTTGTTCTTGACCATCGGTCCTATTCCAATCAAAATCAGACGGAACACGACCTTCATCTAACCAATTTGTGTAATGAAACGCTTCGGTGAATCCGATTGGTTTTTTGATGATACCTTGAGATGTGTAGTATTCTCCTAATTCCTCTAATGATGCGTGCAATCTCCAATCGGAACTTACCACGATTTCAGCACCAGTGGTTTCCAGTATTTGATTTAGGATTTTAACCGCCTTTACGTCAAAGTTATCGAAACGATACTCAACTGGTAATTGGTTATTATGGTCAAAGACTGGATTTTCACCTAATTTTTTTTGTTTTTTATGTCGGGAACCCCAGTTATTACTGAGACAAATTACCCCATCATTATCTAAGAATATTACTTTCATTTTATTTCCAAAATACTTGTACTGAAACAATTATGAATGCTAAAATTAAACAGATTATTGTCTTCGGAGTCATATTTTCTTGAAACAAGGTAGATGACAAAATTGTGAATATGACAACACCTAAAGCAAATCCAATCAATCTGCTAGGCCAAATCTGACCTCCAAATCCTTGTACATAAAGATTAACGGATTTGATGTAAAGGTAACTGATTGGAATACCTGATAGTAAGAGTAACCAAAGGTATTTCTCTGACCAACCATATTTGATTGACCCTTGTAGCTGTATAAATGATCCTATTTGACCTAAAATCATTAACAGTGTCGCTAGTATTATTTTTGTGATATCCATTTTGTAAAGATAAAAAAAATCCCTTGAATATTCGAGGGATTTTTAATTTTTGATAAGGTTTATGATTTTTTTTATTTTCGTTTTATTTTCTCTGACACCTGCTTTGAGAGAAAGAATTTTTTCTACTTCGAATCGTAAAAGTTCTTTGGAATTTGTTGAGGACACTCCATGTTTGAGAACCTCTTCCACCCCATGGGATCTGTGATACGCATCCAAGTGAGTTGAGGACACCCCGCGTTTGAGGACCTCTTCCACCCCGCCGCCTTTTCTCCGGCTGCTTCCATCTGTTGAGGACACCCCGCGTTTGAGTACCTCTTCCACCCATTCCGCTATAACAGGTTCATATTCTTTCCGTTCCATGCCAAACAACGGAAAAAAATCATTGAAGAATGAGTATCTCCACCATAGAACTCCTTCACTTTTTAGTTCCAAATACCAATACTTATTCCCACGGTCTATGAACCAAATCGAGTTATTATCATCCACAATAATTTCAGCCTGACCTAAATCTTGGTCTAACTTTTTGAAAATGATTTTTTTAAGCCTTTCGTGCATATTGGTTGATGTCTATGTGATACAAAAATACTAATATTTTACGTAATTCAAAAATTATCAAAAGTTTTTTCACTTAACAAGAACATAGCCATTTGATAATCTTAAAATCAAGGTTTGTCGGCAGGTCCCTCCTAATTATTGTTGATAAAAATTAAGGCATGATTAAGAATCTATTTTTTTTACTTTTGTTTCCATTAACGGTGTTTTCACAACAAAAACAAATAACCATCAATGGAACAACAAAATCAAAAACGGAAGACATTTACTTCGCTCACGTAACATTTCAAGATACTGATGGTAATAAATTCACAACAATTTCTGATGAAAATGCTAAGTACAGTATCCCTTTGAAAGAAGGAACTTATGAAGTAAAAGGAACTTACATTGGATACAAAGATTTCGTAACGACAATTACTGTAACCACCGTTACTAACTTGGATATTATTTTTGAGGCGGCCGATACGGAGTTAAACGAAGTTTTAGTTCGAGGAACTGCTCAAAAAGTCACAGATATATCGGTTATGAAATCAATACGGAATAATATTGTCGTATCAGATGGATTATCAATAGAATTTATTAAGAAGACCCCTGATAGAAACTTGGGAGACGCTTTGAAGAGAGTTAGTGGTGTTACAATTCAGAATGAGAAATTCGTTTTGGTTAGAGGACTCGCTGACAGATATAATTCAGCATTATTAAATCAAACCCCATTACCTTCTACGGAACCTGATAGACGGGCATTCTCATTTGATATTATACCAACATCCTTGATTGATAATATCATGGTGTCAAAATCGTTTTCTGCAAACCAACCAGGTGATTGGAGTGGAGGTTTGGTACAAGTTACGACAAAGGAAGTATCCGACAATTTTTTGGATTTATCTTTTGGTACTGGATTCGGATCTGTTTCAAGTTTGGAAGATTTTAGAATGGTGAAATCAGTTCCATTTCCATCAACATTTCCTTCAACTTACAAATACCGAATAAGTGGTAATGGAGACAAAAGATTATATACCAAACAAATCGTAAATCCAACCGAAAATAGTTTTCAATCAATACCGAATTTGAATGGAGGACTTTCCTTTGGTTATGTAAAAAACAAATTCAATACATTATTCAGTTCAACAATAAGAAATCAATATACTCTCAACAACATTGAGAGAAAGGATTATCAATCCTCCACTGAGTTGGCATATGATTATAATGATAGATTATACACACAAAGATTTTCCACAAACGGATTGTTGAATCTAACATACTTGGGTAAAAACAAATATAGTTGGAAAACTTTGGCAAACTTTCAGAAGGAAAGTTCTTACCTAACAAGAAGTGGTGAAAACTATGACAACGTACAAGATGTATTGAGTAATGCGTCAAACCATATAAATAACGTGGTAATCAACTCCCAAGTTGATGGTAATATTGAAACTTTTGATTTCAATTTCGGATATAACTTCATTTTCAGAGAACAACCAGATTACAGAATAAATCCAATCACAAAATCTTTGGGAGTAAACGAACCGTATTCTACCGCTTGGAGAGACACCTATAGATTTTGGAGTGTTATGGACGAAAACTCATTCAACGGAAACGTGAAAAAAGATTTGGGTAAATTCAAAGTCGGTGGTGGATACTTGAAAAGAATGAGAGGGTTTAACGCAAGAGTGTTCCGATATCAAACAACCGACTTGATGGATGAAATAACCAACAATACCGATAGATATACTGCGGACTTTGATTTGGGTAATGTTTATTCCATGTATGAAAATGAAATCGGAAAGTGGAAAATAAACACGGGTATAAGAGGTGAATACAATTTGTTCGATGTAGAGACCGCAGATTTTAGTGGACAAAAAGTGAAAGTTGATAGAACCTACTTGGATATCTTACCTTCTTTGAACCTTTCTTATAACTTAGATAAAACAAAATATAGATTTTCATTAAGTAAAACTTTGGCAAGACCTGAATTTAGAGAAGTCTCCAATTTCGCATATTATGATTTTGTAAGAAACGCACAAATATTAGGTAATTCTAATTTGGAAAAAACGGACATATACAATGTCGATTTGAAATATGAATTATACCCTTCGACCTCTGAAAATGTGTCGGTTTCATTTTTTGGTAAAAATTTCATAAACCCAATCGAACAAGTTGTTGCCGATGGATCAGTTCCATCAAACTTACTTTTAACATACACAAATCCTGAATCCGCTATCGTATATGGGGTTGAAATGGAAGTGAGAAAAAGAATAAATGGATGGTTCGATTTTTATACCAACACTTCAATTATGAATTCTGAAGTTGATGTCAATGGTATAAAAAGACAACTACAAGGGCAATCCAATTATGTAATAAATTCAGGTGTCAACTTTAACAAGAAAAATAATACTTTGAATTTGACATATAATAGAATTGGCGAAAGAATTGCGGCGGTCGGATTTCAAGGATATCCCGACATTTTTGAAAATAGTAGAGACGTATTAGACATTACATTCTTACGTAAATTACCAAAAGGAGAATTGAAATTGGCAATTTCAGACATCTTCGCACAACCATCAATAAACTATCAGAGATTATCAAATCGTAACTTAATAAACACAAATAACGAAACAACAGTTTCATTAACCTTAAATCTAAAATTATGAAAAAACTATTAACAATCTTACTAGCATTAGGACTTTTCAGTTGTGAAAGAGAACTGGGAGGAGATGAAGGGCCAATCAATGTCCCAACCACAACAACTCTAACGGGTAATATAAACACGACAACAACTTTAACATCGGATAAAGTGTGGACTCTTAAAGGGTATGTTTATGTAACAGACGGAGCAAAACTTATTATTCAACCTGGTACTACCATAGTTTCAGACGTGGCTGAGAAGGGAGCTTTATGTATCGAAAGAGGTTCCCAAATTATTGCGGAAGGGACTCAATCAAAACCTATCATATTCACCTCTGGTAGACCTGAGGGACAACGATCTCCTGGTGATTGGGGTGGTATAGTAATTTTAGGTAGAGCGAAGACAAACCGTTCTTCTGAACCTACAATCGAAGGTGGAATCGGAAGACCTTATGGAGGAACAAATGATTCTGATAACAGCGGTGTAATGAGATATGTTAGAATTGAATATGCCGGAATCGCAGCGATGCCGAATTCTGAAATCAACGCACTTACTTTAGGTGGTGTAGGAAACGGAACAATTCTTGAAAACATCCAAACAATATATGCTAACGATGACGCATTCGAATTCTTTGGAGGAACCGTAAATGGTAAAAATCTTTATGCATTCGCAACCGCAGATGATGATTTCGACTTTGACTTTGGTTATACAGGAATGATTACAAACGGAGTGGCAAAAAGAGACCCACAATTTGTAGATAGTGGTGACGCAGGTAATGGTATTGAATGTGATAACGACGGAACTGGCTCAGGGGCACAACCAGTGACACATCCAAAACTTTTCAATATGATTTTAGTTGGACCAAATGTTAGTTCGGCTTTAGCAAACCACAATCTCGGATTGAGATTCAGAAGAGCAACCCAATTCACTATGAAAAATAGTGTTGTTTGGGGATGGATGAAAGGTGGATTGAGTTTGGAAAGTAATGAAACCGCACAATTTGTTAAAGACGGAGTATCTGTATTTGAAAATAACTCAGTTGGTACATTCAATCCTACTCTGAATTTTATTAGTAGAGCAACAACAATACTGACAAGTGACCAACTTAAGACTTTGGCACTTTCAAAAAGTAATAAGGAAATTGATGTTGTAATACCTGAATTGGCAACCCCGAGTTGGACTAATGGTTGGACAAGATTTCCTTCAAAAGGAAACTAAAAAAAAAGGGAGTCAATGACTCCCTTTTTTTGTTGAAGGTGGAGTAGCGCAGATTCGAACTGCGGTCTTGCTCATCTTGACAATAAATGACTACACGTTTAGGTCAAGGTTTGTTATACCTTCCGAAATATTTGGTTCCTATTTTGACATCGTTACCAACAACTGTGTCGAGTTCACTTATACTAAGGTAGTCCTCTGAACGTGACCTTTGATACGCTTTGGGTGGTATCACACCTTGGAGGGCTTCTGTTCCTAGGTTATATGCCCATTCGACCTGACGTTGTATCAACTAATTAAGCAGTTACAACAGACGCTTCTCTAGTTAAACCTAGAGCAGACATCTTAGCAAGAGTATTGCCGGTTACTTTCTTCACCATAGATTTAAGTCATAGATGAATTCTGACTACGTGCCACTTACCCCCAACAACGCCAATCTATACCTTTCTACCCCATTGTTGTACAAATGTAAGTATAAATATCTCCAAATCCAACCGAATTGATATTTATTTCATATGATAAGTTTAGAAACATTTGTTGCTCTGAGAAATTACGTCAAAGGAAAAATTGACGCTCATCAACTTATGGATGCTGACAAATTGTTTGATTCGATTAAAGAGGATTATAGAAATCCTGCTGAAAGTATTATTCGTATTGACTTCAGAAACAAAGAAGATCTTCTCAAAACTTTGGGATTGGCGGATGACGATATATATTTTTATTTTGATGTGACAAGTCCTTACAATAGTTATGAGTTCATAGATCATTACTCCGCTATAGAAGAGTTCAAAGATGGGTATGGATTTTACAATTATTTAGATGAAGAAAATAAATATACCTTGTCTCAAATATCTCGTGCGATTTTACCAAAAAAAGTTGACTTTGGAGATGATGAATTTTTACAAGAATTATCCGCAGTTTTATTACAAAACTTCAAACGAGAAACTGAAGATATAATTGATGATTATGCTGCCGAGAAAAATTATCAAATGAACCGAGAGGCGTATAAAGTTGTTGAAAAGGAATTAAAGGATTACACTGATTCATTAGGATTTGAGGTCACCGATACGGGATTAAGAATTAGTGTTGGTCAACTAATACACCTTTATTTAATGGAGAACGCAATTCATATACCATTAAAAAAATTGCTTGAAAAAGTTTTTGAATCTGACAAACAATATTTTGGATGGTCTGATGATATCTACGAATACGCCAATGATGACGATTTTGATTCGGTAAGTTTTAATAAATACGCTGGACGAATATTAGATAATATTTTAGATAGAATCGTAGATGCGGGAGAAGAATTGGGAGTAGACATAAATGACTTTACCGCCATGACGGCAAGAATCGAAAAAAAGTTCAAAGCTGGAGAATGGTATTTTTTACCAAAAGACAAGACCAAACAGACTAGATTCAAAGTGGAGGGATTTGAATTTCCTAATATGAAAATATCGGTATTATTACAAAAAGGATTGAAAGAAAAAAAAGTATCATTATCAGAACAAAATTTTTATAATTTATTGTATCAACCATCATTATTCAGTTTGGATGAAATCTAATTTATTTGTATCTTTATAAGATGAACGATATAAATTTGCTCAAAGAAGTTTTGAGCGTACCCACTAAAACTTATCAAGAACATCGGATGGTTGAATTTTTGGTTAATTGGTTAACCGAAAACAACATTGAACATTATGTCGATGACAAAATGAATATCTATGCTACCAAGCAAGAAACATCTGATATCCCTGATGATTTTTATTTTCCTTGTGTAATCGCACATACAGATACTGTCCACCACATAGATACAATTAACATCAGAGAAATGATGTTGGAAAATGCCCAAGGAGAACTTAAACCTTCTTTGAAAGCGTTTAACGATATAGATTTACCTACAGGTATTGGAGGAGATGATAAATGTGGTGTATTTGCCTGTTTAACTCTATTAAAGGAATTACCAAATCTTAAAGCCGCGTTCTTTGTTTCAGAGGAAACAGGGTGTCACGGATCTCGTGCGGCAGATTCTAAATTTTTCGAAAATGTTGGATACGGAATTCAGTTCGACGCTCCTGAAAATTGGATGATTACTGAAAAATGTTTTGGACAAGTATTATTCGACAGAGAAACAGAATTTTTTGAAAAAATTGATAAGGTTTTGACTGAAGGTATGGACAATGATAGAATGCAGTACATGGTTCATCCGTACACTGATGTTTATGCTTTGAGAAGTAAATTTGACTTTTCCTGTATCAATTTTTCTATTGGATATTATGATTACCATACCCCGAACGAATACGTAGTAATTGAAGATGTATTCAACGGAATAGAAATGGGTAGAAAAATGATTGAAGAATTGGGATATAAGTTACATTTCAAAAAATCAGTCCCCAAAGGACAGTGGCATCCATTTTAATTAGATAAAATCCTCTAACTTATCTATGTGTCTTTTAACAATCGGGTGGTCTTGAATATCTTCATATTGACCTCCCGATTTTTTTATTTGTTTAATGTCGTTTATAATTTGTTGGATACCTCCACGAACCATTTTGGACATCGAAGGATATTGTTGTACGTAAGGAGAAAGAGAAAATAATTTTTTTGCGATTTCTATTGGTATATTTAACTCGATTACGATTTTTGCCACCATATTTTTAGCAAACGTATCCGCGTCCAATTCCATTTCCCAATATTGTTTATAGAGGGCTTCAAAATCTTCCAAGTCGAAATCAGTTAGTGGATTAAGCATTTTCAAGTCCCTCATTTGTTCTTCGTGTCTGAGTTCGTGAAATATGGTGTAAAGGAAATCTCCGATAGTCTCCATTTGTATTGGAGAGCATATAATTACTTGGTCACGAGTCCTTACTCCTTTGAATCCCGCCGAACAAGAGTTCAAAAATTTTACGTTAATCTCATTATCTCGAATATAGTTTACGACAAAGTTTTCGATTACATCAACTTTGGATTCTAATTCTGGTGGGAAAGAATTTTTGAACTTTTCTAATAGTCGGGAAAAATTACTCATAATTATAAATATAAAAAAAAGGGGAATTATCCCCTTTTTAATTTACCGTCCTTTCTTGATTACTTTGACTACTTCATCTTCGACTTTAATCACATAGGTTTTGCCTGGTATGATTTTGTCGGTCAGAACTTCTTCAGATAATAAGTCTTCAACCTTATCTTGAATCGCTCTCTTGAGTGGTCTAGCACCGTATACCTCATCATATCCGATTTTTGATAGGTAATTCAAGAGTGATTCATCGTAAGTAATCTTATACTTCATTTCTTCAAGACGCTTCATCAACTTTTTAAGTTCGATGTCGGTGATTTTCTTGATGTCATCTTGTGATAGAGAATTGAAAACGATAGTATCGTCGATACGATTGATGAATTCAGGAGAGAAGAAATTTTTCATTTCTTTCATCAAGATTTCCTTCTTCGCTTCTTCGTTACTATAGGTATTGTTGGAGAATCCAATACCAGTTCCAAAGTCTTGTAATTTCTTCACACCAAGATTGGAGGTCAAGATGATGAGGGTATTCTTGAAGTTAATCTTTCTACCCAAACTATCTGTAACGTGACCATCGTCCAAGATTTGAAGTAATACTGTAAACACATCTTTGTGAGCTTTTTCAACCTCATCAAACAAGATGACAGAGTAAGGCTTGTTCTTAACTTTTTCAGTCAACAATCCACCTTCTTCGTACCCAACGTAGCCTGGAGGTGCTCCAACCAATTTGGATACGGTGTGTTTTTCTTGATATTCGGACATATCAACACGGATTAACGAATCTTCACTACCGAACATTTCTTTCGCTAGTTGTTTCGCTAAGTGAGTTTTACCCACACCTGTGGAACCCAAGAATACGAACGAACCAATTGGACGATTTGGATCTTTGATACCAAGTCGATTTCTCTTGATGGACTTCGCGACCTTGATTACCGCAGCATCTTGACCAATTACGGTTCCAACAATATGTTTGTCCAAATTGATAAGTGCTTTAGTATCGTCAACCGACATTCTGCTAACAGGGATTTTAGTCATGTTTGATACCACATCATAGACATCTTCCAAGTTAATCTTTTGTTTGTCTTTGGACATTTGTTCTTCAAACTTTTGTTTTTCTTGTTCCAATTTGTCCAACAACTTTTTCTCTTTGTCTCTTAGTTGTGCAGCTTGTTCGTAATTCTGTTTCTTAACAACATCCATTTTCTGTTGTTTAAGTTCCGCAGCTTTACGTTTCAAGTCTTCAATCACTTCAGGAACTTTAAGTTCGGTCTGCATCTTAGCTCCAACTTCATCCAAAATATCGAATGCTTTGTCAGGAAATTCACGGTCGGTAATGTATCTGTCCGCCAACTTCACACAAGTTTCGATTACTTCATTTGAATAAATTACCTTGTGGTATGTTTCGTATTTATCTCGAACGTTGTTCAAGATTTGAATTGTTTCTGCCACGGTAGAAGGTTCCACAATCACTTTCTGAAATCTACGCTCCAACGCTCCATCTTTTTCAATGTGCTTTCTGAATTCATCCAAAGTTGTCGCACCGATTACTTGAATCTCACCACGAGATAATGCCGGTTTGAAGATGTTAGAACCATCCATAGTTCCTGATGAATTACCTGAACCAACAAGAGTATGGATTTCATCAATGAACACGATAATGTTAGGATTCGCTTGAAGCTCTTCAATGATTACTTTCATTCTTTCTTCGAATTGACCACGGTATTTTGTACCAGCGACAACTGAAGTTAAGTCCAAATTCACAAGTCGTTTATCCAACAAATTACGTGGACATTCACCACTCACAATTTTCATTGCTAGACCTTCAGCAATAGCAGTCTTACCACAACCAGGTTCTCCGATAATGATTGGGTTATTCTTTTTTCTCCGTGAAAGAATCTGGGCAATTCTCAAGATTTCTCTATCCCTTCCGATTACGGGATCTAGCTTACCGTCTTCGGCAAGTTTATTCAAATCTCTACTGAAATTGTCTAGTACAGGAGTCAAGCTGTCCCCAGCGGACTTCTGTTTTTTACTCATCATTTTGTCTTCGTCGTCCATTAAGTCGTTCATAATGTTTTTTAGTTTTTACAAAGTAATAACAAATTTAGTTCTTGTCCAAATGATTTGACAAATTGTCAGAAATATTTATTTTTATTAAATCTTTTTTCTGACATATTGTCATAGACAAACCATCGGCATAAATCTTGAAACAAAGATAACAAATAAACTTAAAATAAAAAACTAAAATTATGTTTGGTAACAGAAGATCTTATAACGACATCTTTAGAGCATTCGATGAAATGTTCACACAATTAACCCCAAATAACGGTGAGTGGAAAACTCAAACTAAAGTTTCAGATGACGGAACAATGAAAATAACAACCTATTACTACGACAACACTAAAACAACCCCAACTTCAAAAAATCTGAAACAACAACTTGAAATCGCAATTGAAAATGAAGATTTTGAAAAAGCGGTTGAATTAAGAGACCAAATCAAGAAATTGGATATCAATCAAAAGGAAATCAACAAACTTGAAGAGGAACTCAAAAAATCAATCGAAGAACAAAACTTTGAAAAATCAATTGAGATTCGAGACCAACTCAAAAAACTAAAGTAAAATAAACCCCCACTCAAAAGGTGGGGTTTTTTATTTTTTACCAAATATTATAGATAAAATATTTCATAATATTTATATTTATGAAACCATTTGAGAGATATCTGACTCATTTAACAGATTTAAGAAAATTTTTGGACACATATTTGGAGATGAGGCAATATTTCCAAGAATTAAATTTTTCCGAAGAGGATATGAAAAGTCCTCCAATGTATACTGAAAAAATGTTTTTATATCATGAGAGATTAAATAGGCTCCATACTGACGTATTGAAACAAGTTAATGATTTTGGATTTGATGTTTCAGAAGAAGAATTTGATGATTTTATAGTACCGCGACTGAAAAAGATAAACGAACTAATACCCCTTAAAGATGGCAATAGTAAAAGAACAGATATTGGGAACGAAGATTATTAATGAAATTAAATCTTCCAATATAAAAAAAACTGAATACGACACCGAAACCAAAAAACTCGTTATAGAATTTAATAATGGATTCAAATACGAGTACGATGATGTCCCGCATCAAATTTACACTAAATTTAGAATGTCAGAGTCTCAAGGCAAGTTTTTTACCACTGACATATCCAAAGCCTACAAGTACAAGAAGTTGTAGTATTTATATAAATGAATAACTTCCAAAAAATTCTTAATAGTTTTTCAGTACAGGAAACTCTTAATCCAAAAATTTGGCAGAATCCTGATGACCCTCAGAAATCAAAAATGATTCCTAAGGTGAAAAACGCATTGTTGAGAATTGCTGAAGAATTTATTGATTATCTTGGAGAAGAAGTTTTTGTTGAGGATATAGTTTTGACTGGGTCTTTGGCGAATTTTAATTGGTCAGAATATTCAGATTTTGATTTACACATCATTGTTGATTTCCAACAATTTGAGGACGAGGCTCCACTATATAAAGAACTGTATAATCTTAAGAAACAAGTATTCAACGACAAACACGATATTAAAATATTCGGATATGATGTCGAACTCTATGCTCAAGATAGCGTGGAACCACATTTTGCCACAGGTGTTTATTCTGTAATGAACGATGAATGGGTGACAAAACCTAAGAAGTTAGAAAATGAAATCGACAAGTCAGTTTTGGAGAAAAAAATCAAAAATTGGACTGAAAAGATAGACAAAGTAATTGAGACCAATGAACCTGAAGATGATAAAAAGTTAATCGATTCAATTAAAGATAAATTGAAAGATTACAGAAAATCAGGATTAGAAAAAGAAGGAGAACTCTCCTATGAAAACTTGGTTTTTAAGTTTCTAAGAAGGTCAGGACACATACAAAAACTGTTTGATATTTCGAATAAAGCTCTCGATAAAGAGCTTTCTATCGAGAGAAAAATAGAAGACTGATAATTAGACCTTAATAATTGTGAATAACCATATATTTATAAAGAAAAACTTAAATGGCTTTTAATTATTATATAGCTTCTTCGTGTAATTCGGTTACGAATTATTACATAAAGATAGAGACAGAATTAATCGAGGGAAAAATTTATGACCTCGTTATTCCTGGCGCAAATGGGTGCTACACAATTGAATCTGGTTTTGATACTCCATTAGCCCTTACCGCGACAATATTCAATGGTCCTTGGAATACTTGTATTGAGTGTCTTGGAGATGTAACTCCAACACCAACAGCGTCTAATACACCTACACCTACTGTAACACCAACTACAACTCAGACTCCAACGAATACATCTACAAAAACTCCGACTCCAACACCAACTAATACACAAACACCAACTAACACCGCAACACAAACTCAAACACCAACTAATACTGCTTCGGCAACAAGAACACCGACACCAAGTGTAACGTCAACTCAAACACAGACACCAACAAATACCGCAACAAGAACTCCGACTCCGAGCATCACTTCATCACCTACAGGCACCGCAGGAGTAACTCCAACTCCAACTGGAACACCAGCATCGACACCAACAACAACTCCTACACCAAGTGTAACTCCGTATCTTGTTATTGAAGTGAACCAACAATATGAATATACTATTGGTATGTTAGGATCATTTAGTGGAGGAACCGCACCGACAGGATCAACAGTTCCATATCAAGTCATGACTAGTGAAAGTGGAAATGGAGTAATTGTACAACTAAACGCAATTTCTTTAGGAGGATTCCAAGGATTAAATAATTAAAAAAACAAAAAAATATAAATAAATCATAATATGGGAGATTTGAAACCACTTGGCAGTGAAAAATTGACTGGACAAGACAAAATAAAAAGAATCATGGAAATCGCTCGTTTCAACGAAGTGATACCAACAAATCTTAATGAAACCGCAAGGTCCGAGTATTCAATTTCTTTGGCGGATGGTAATAGATATGAAATCGTTAAGGAAAGACAAGGATATATCATTAAGAAAACCATTTCAGAATCCGAAACGGAATATATTGAGCCGATGAAAAATAGAAAATACTATTCTTCATATTCTCAGGCTTTCAAGAGACTAAACTTAGTCGCTGGAGAACTTAACAGAATTAATGAAAATGATGAAGGAGTTTCTTTTTTTGGTGAACAAAAAAAATTCACGTTAAAAACTCCGAAACCAGCTGAAGCACCAGCACCAGCGGCTGAAGTACCAGCAACTCCACCACCAGTTCCCGCACCAGCATTACCTCCATCCCCAAGCGCAGAAATGCCGGCAGGTGATGGTATGGGTATGGAAGATATGGGTATGGCCCCTGAAGCGGAAGTTGAGGTTGATGCTACTATGGATGTTGAATCTCCTGAAACTGGTGAAGAAGAGACAGTAAGTTTCAGAACTATTCAAAAACTTACAGGTAAATTGACTCAGAAAATCAGAACTTTGGATACACAAGAAGGAATGACTTCTGAAGATATTAAGTATGTAATCAACATGGTGTTGTCATCATTAGACCTTAAATCATTGTCTGAAGAGGATAAAGAAGACATCATGGGTAAGTTTGATGAAGAATCTGAAGACTTAAGTGGTGATGATATGGGTGGATTAGATATGACTGACGATAGTGAAGTTGAAGATATCCAAGCTGACATGGACATTCCAATGGAAGGTGAAATGGAAGAAGATATGTTTGGGTCTTTCGGCAATATGAAGAGAAAAGATTTCAAGGGAGACACTTATTACGACGAAGATGACAGAATGGCAAAAGATTCTGATTTATATGGAATAGCTGGTGATGATTTTGATACTGAAGAGTTTGAAACTTTCCAGCAGTTATACGACAAGTATGGTGACAAACAAAAATGGTTTGCCAAAAGCGACGGCGAAAAAATGTTTAATTTATACAAACAAAAAACAGGAAAACCATTCAAAGTTAAAACTAAAAACTTTGAAATGGAAGAGGACGGATATGGAAATGGAGCTATCATCGATAGTATTTTCGGAGAATCTACGGTTGACAAAGTAATCTCTAAGTATTTCGAAATATCTAAAAAAGAAATTCTTGAAAGTAAGGAAATCG